TGTGGTTGTAATAAATTTTTCTGTCCTATTTCATCGGGCAATTGTTGAGCACCCAGTGCTGTGCCTGATTGAATTAAAACACCCCTGCCACGCTGTGATGCCTGCAAAGTTCTTCCACTGCCTCTAACTGTGGTGCTTGGCAATATTGCTGGTGGTGGTGGTGGTGGTGGTGGAGGTGGTGGACTTGGCTCTCCTCCCTTGCACTCGGCCACTGGCCCGGTGTACTCGCTTGATACTGATTCGATAAGGTTGTTGTCTTTATCGAAAACCATTCTGCTGTAAATTTTCATTTTTGGCCTTTCGCGCGTGTGTGTTATTATTATAAATAACTCTGATTGTCAAAGTTATTTATCTAGTTAGTTGATTCTAAACCTAGATCCAGTGTTTTGTAAGGGGTTGAATATCTTCGCTACCTTGCTCACATCTACCGATAGATTTGGAAGATTGCTAATTGCTTCCGATGCAGCATCTATGCAGTCATCGTGTTTCATGCGTGGAAACGCTTGTAATTCATCTAAAAACGCAGATTTATCTCTCACTCGCTCATGGACAAATAATCGGCCTACCTTGATCAATGGCTCCATGATCTGTGCAATGAATACCATTTTATTTTTGTTACGGAATTTAGGCACCACTTGAACCATGATCTTCATTTCACGAGCCACTCTCCTCAGCTCATTGGCCAGGGTGCTGGAGAAGTTTTCTTCCACATACACGTGTGATATTTTATGTTTGATGCAGGTCTGGATGATCTCCCTGCACTGTCCTGTAAAATCTTTTGTGCTCTTGTCCACTGCTGACAACGTTACCATGTCATGTAGATAGGTGTTGCCATCGTTGTCTCTCGCGGCCACGGCCAACACAGAAGCATCTCGACCTTTCAATCCTGTGGCAGCATCCCATGCAGCGCAGAGCCTGCTGACATTGTTTCTTCCTATCTTACAAGTGGTGACATAACTGCCATAGGGTTGTGCAATGTTTTGCCATATCAATTCTTCGTTGTAGTATTTGATGTTTTCTAGCTGCACCAGGGGTTGGAATATGTTCTGTGGCACCAGCATGTATTGTGACATGTAGTCACCCTCCGTGGTCTCGTTCCGCTGCCTCTCTAACCAACTATAGGTAAACATGCCTTCTGGATGATCGGGCCAAGCGATGTAATCTTCTTCTATGGTGGTGCCATCTTCCTGTTTGATGGGTCTTGCTCTTATGGCTGGTATCTTCTTCAATTCATAGCCCACTGTGGCAAGGTGATCATAGATGCTGTCCTCGTGATGCGGTGTGCCCACCATTAAAATATTGTTGGCCAACTTACCAAATTCAGTCACTCGTTCTTTTGTTTTCATTCGCATGTCAGAACTCAGCACGTTGTCAGATGTCTCCACATCATCTGCGATCACGCAGTTGGCATGCAGTCCCGTGAATGATGCACCCAAGGATGACACAGTCACAGATGGGTTCAATTGCATGATGGGTCGTTCCACTGTGAATGTTTCTGATTTCCAGGTGTATAGATCTGACTTGAGATGCTGCAGCATGGGATGGCTCTCTATGGTGTTCCTTATGAACATGCTGTTACGCAGTGCAAGGTTTCGTTTGGCAGATATCAATAGGCAGGTCCAATTGGGATCGGTCAAGAGTTTCCAGCACACATAGGCACCTATGATAAAGGATTTGCCTCCGTGTCGGAAACACTGTAAGATTCTTCTCTGATTGGTTTCTGTGCTCTCTAACCAATCAGCAATCTCTATATGAAATTCTGGTGTCTTCTGCTGTGATATAATGTTCAATGTATCTAAAAACACCCGAAAGGGTATCTTAGACATTATTCATCACTTTTAGCGCTGATCCTTTTCTGTGCCAGTTCTATCAATTTTGCAGCGTTGTTCTTTTCCTCTTCGCTGTTGACACCTGTGGGATGAACAGCACCGCTTGCAGCCTGTGCTAGATATTTCAACATCTGTAGTTTGGCTCTCTTGGAGTTGTCTAGGAATGTTGTTTTCTTAATATAATCTTTATCATCGGATGATGGATAATTCATATTAAAAAGTTCGTGGGCTTCTGATAATTCTTTCTTCCAATAATTGTCAGCGAATTGTTTTAGGATTGCCAGCCATTCTGCATCTACTCTATTCTTGGTCATTTGTTTTCCTTTTCTTTTCTGTTAGCGTTGTGGAGGGCTTGTTTATAGCATATCCTCCACAACTGATCAAACCCATATAGGGCCAAGTATTTATAGCTGTGAAGTTTAGGCTGCAGGGTATGGCATCGGTACGGAAGTAACGACCCTGCAGCAAATTATTTAGCACGCGGGTCCAAAAGGTTATTAAAAACCCGCGTGTATTCGCAGGAGTGGAGATAAGGAAACTCCCGCAAATTCTTTAATATTGATATTGGATAAATTTATCTAACACAGTGTTTGTTGTTCCTTGTGTAGATGGCATCATCTCAATTTGGTAATCACTTGCCTTAAGTTTGGCCACATCTTGTGTGTGATCATTATATAATTTTGTTGCGATCTTTATGGTCCTGTTAAAATTATCTATCTGTCTCATGCTGTATCTACCCGATTTACCGTTGTATTCTTTCACTGTGGTTTTGATCATTTCAGACCATATACATCTCACGCTGGGATTGTGTGTGTATTTGCCTGTGGCCCAAATCACTTCTTTGCCCAATTCTGCATTGTATATCTTCCAATCTTTTGGATTGGTAAATCCTGCTGATCGTTCCGACAGCATTGTGATTATTGCCACAAGGCATTGGGTCAGTTGTTTTCTCTGTGCTGTTGTTTGATCATAATAGGGATTATTACTTTTGCCCTTTTTTATGATATTTTCATATTCTATCTGTATCATTTTAAATCCTTTTTGTAAATTTCTCCCACTATATCATATTTTAAAAATTTGTATAGCTGCCCCACTCGTGGTTCTATCATTGCGCTGTTGCCCGGTTGAAATTCCACGGCACCCATCTGTTTGGCCCATTTTTCCGCTAGCTTGATAAGCCGCACTGCCATCATGGGAAATTTTTTCCTGTGTTTGACATCCACGTATAAAAAATAATCACTGCCCAGTTTAACATCACAGAAAAAAAAGTTAGTGATGTAGGCCACATACATGCCTATGATCCTGCCTTCATACTTTGCCACCCATCCGTTGACTAGAGTCCTTTTGTGATCATACACCATTTGATCCAGCTGCCTCAACTTATCCGGAAGATATGGTAAGAATTTATATCTTCCCTCACGGTGCATGTGTGCACCAAGGGCTATCATTTCTTCCACATCTTCGTGTTGATATTCCTGGATAAGGTAACTCATAGATTAATTTAAATCTTCTGGGTCTGGTTGTCTAGCATCATCAAATTTTTCTGCAACGATCATGTGCATCTCTGATTGTGATAGATGCATCATCTGATGTTGCACTGCTTTCTCAAACATTATTTTAGCAACAGTTTTTTTATTTCTAATTAAGTTTAAGATATCTTCTGCTCTTTTTTCTGACATGTGTTCCTTTCGTTTATGTACTCTGTCATTTGTTTTTTGAGACTGCAGTTCTTTGGAGCGTCGTGCAAGGAGTTCTTTAGAAGCTGCAGTCCCAGTATGCCTAAAGCCTATTAGTGAATCATTATATGCCTTAAGTAAACTATTTAGTATGATACAATAAAAACAGTTTAATTACGAGTTTAAATGTAAAAGAGATTACCAATATAAACTCAATAATTGCGTGCTTTAAAATTTATTTGATATATACAAGTGACAGGAGCAATAATGAAATACAAAACAAAGTTACAAAGAACATGGCTAAACTTAGGCAAATACGACTGGCTGGCAAAAAAATATTACAATAGGCCCTTTGCTCAATTGTTACCTTACCAAAAAGACAAGGTGATCACTTGGGTGACCAATTTCTCTCCGGACCAAGGCAAACATAGAAATAAATTTATTAAAAGCAACATCAAATAGGCACCCATAGGCTACATAGCATCTCTGAAAAAAAGCGAACTACTCTCATATATGAGCGGCGAATCGCTTGATGCAAAAAATTAAAAAAAGATGAGGCTCTGGGAAACAGATCCAACCTCGGGTCTATATAAGATTACCATACAAAGATTATATAGGCTTGCGTTGTAAACCAATAATGAGTTAACGAGTACAGCACAACCGCTCGGCCAAGGCAACGATGTATGGACTATGAAAACACTCAAATCAAGTGTGGGTATTAGGCTAGAAATAGCCTAATATCTATTCAACATCTAAATCAAGAAAAGGCTTGCGACAGCAAGCAGATGAGCAGAGCTCATCTAATCAATACCCAAACACAGCCACTGACATCATCGCGGAGAATCGCAAAGACCACTAAATATCATTACTAATCAATCTATCATAAGGAGACACAATGCCACTATCACGAAAAGGTAAAACCATTTTAAAAGCAATGGAAAAAGAATATGGTAAAAAACGTGGAGAACAGGTTTTTTACGCATCAGAGAACAAGGGCACTATAAAGGGTGTCCATATGGGTCGACCAAGAAAAAGTCTACTCAGCAAGTAATTTAATAAATACATCGTGGGTCAGCACCTTTCTTGCTCTGTCATAGTCAAAAAAAACTGACCCACGTCACTCTCCCATGGATCCCAAAAAATTTGAGGCAAAGCTAAAGGCACTGGGCATCAAGAGAAAACGATCACCACGCTTGTATGGCAAATCCACCTATCTGCCAGAGATAACCAAGGCCATAGTGCTGCCACGGAAACCCTGCAGCGGCCGGGCAGATCCCTCTAGATGTTCAGCTGTGCAGTTCCATCAATGGGGCACCACGCAGAAGCGTTGGTTCAGCCGATGTTTCAGTTGTCGCAAGAGCTATGGCAATGTGTTGAAAAATGGAGATGCCCTCTAGGCAGTGTAGGTGCCGTTGGCAGTATAAGTCAATACTTTAAAACTACCATCTGTGGTCACTGTGGGAGATCCTGTGGTCAATCCTGAATAATTTGCAGTGGGTATTCTCAATATCACTACACCAGCATTGCCGCTGTTGGTGCCTTTGCCACCATCACCATATCCCGAGGTGGCAGTGCCTGGTGTGCTGTCTCCACCCGCTGCATAGGTTACCGCGGAACCAGTGATTGAATTTGATGTGCCTGCTCCACCTGTGCCTCCAGATGCTGCAGCGCTGCTGCCTCCACCACCACCCCCCAGTGTTGTGGGAGAAGCTGGACTGTTGGCTCCTGCGTAGCTGGTCCATGTGACTTTGCTGGTCCAACTAGTTTGATAATAGCCATCACCACCCGGATATGTCTGATCCGCAGTAAAAGCAGCACCACCGGTATAACCCGCTGTGGGCCCCTTGGCACCTGCTCCACCACCACTGCCGCTTTGAGAAAAATATACCCACGACAAAGTACCCCCAGAGGTGTAATTGCCGTATGTGCTGGTATCAATTTTACGAATATCCACAATTGTGTATCCAGTGTAGAGATCTATGTTGGTTGAATCTATCACATTGTAAGGAATACCTATGCCGGGAAATGCACCCGTGGCATTGTAAATGGTAAAATTGTTTATTTGTGTCATGCCTCCCACATTTTGTATGTTGACATATCCACCATATGGTGGGGAACCAAAATTACTTAATCCGTGAGCGGTGCTGGTAGTAACTCTAACTGTGCCGTTGGTTTTTTGCACATTTGAAATGGTAAAAATTTTTGCTGCGTTATCTACTGCACCAAAAGAAACTGTATTTCCATACCCCTCATCTCCACCTCCAAAACTGCCCCATCCTAATCCTCCCCCACCTCCACCCTGTGCCACCACAGGAACTATGCCATGACCTAGAATTACTGAATATCTACCCATTCTTCCTGTGAGATATGCCAGCCCAGCACCAGTGCTGTTCATGTGATCTCCTGTGTTGGGTCCACCTGCTCCCACTGTGATTGTGTATGTTTTTTCTGGAGTTAATGATAAGCCATCAATGGCATTGCCGTAAGAAGTTGCCACTGCCCCGGCACCCCCACCTCCACCATAATTTCCAGATTGTGTGTCTCCACCTGCTCCTCCACCACCCACCACTAAAAAATCTATGGAATACGGATCTCGTGTGTTTGTGCCACCAAATAACCATTTTGCAAGCCCTAGCGGCATGTTAACTTTCTATAATCTTTAAACAGATAAATCTATCATGATAAGGACTAATTATTTTACGATTTATTAATTCTAGTTTTTCTTGATCAGCAATTTGTCTATACACATTTTTAATCTGGTCTATTGAATGCAAATATTTGATCAAATTATCCCAGGTGTCAAAATATTTTCTTTCCACAACATGGGTGCCATTATCGTTTAATTTGCTTAACGACATGTTTTCAAGTCCCCAGCCCTGCGTGTCTTCGTTCCATAATAGATCATATTCGGTTCTAGGACTAACGGGCCTAGCTACCGGTGGTTCCCATTGTCTCGTAGAATCATTCCATGTCCATGATGGATAAGGTGAGGGGGCCGAATTTAACAATTGTGGTTTGGGATTTTGCGGTTCTTGCCATTCTTCATTAATTAATTGTTCTATTCGAAAACTGTGTCTAAACCATTGCTTACCTGCAATATTCCAAACCCACCGTACCAATTCGTTTGAATTGTTAAAATTATGCACTGTTGTACCAGCTGGGTCATGCCAAAATAATCTATACATTAGTAAGTGCCTCCTGAACCCGGGCCCGCTGTATTGGATATAATATTAATATCTCCAGATCCTTTGGTAACTTTGGTTGTGGTTGTGTTGGCCAATGATCCACCCATTACAAGAGTAGAAGCTGAATGATACCAATATAATTTTGCCGCTGCCGCTCCACCCGTGGTGCCTGCTGTGCCCCCATCCACGTAACCATCTGTGTTTGCGGCATTGTAATAATAGCCTCTTGTGGTGGCATTACTAAAATCCACGATAGAATCATAGAACCACGTGGGACCAATGTCCACTGTGGCTCCGCACTCCTGGTCTGCTGTGTATGCCGCTGTGATAGCATCTTGTCTGTTATATCTAAAAGGAAATATTGGCCACTGATTTTGATTTGATGATGTTCCAGACGTGTCTGTGCCTCTGCCTGCTCCCACATCCACACCATCAACGTATAGCCTTGAATTGGCTACACTGGTCAATGACATACTCCACATCACACAATGCCATCTACCATTCAATAGATTACTTTTATATTTGGCTACTGTGTCATAGGATCCTCCAGATTTTGAGGAAGTCAATCCTACGTTTATAACGTTATTATAAAAATTGCCACCAATACCATCTGGACCTAATACCAAGTTAAATCCATTATTTGAATTGGGATAACCTGTGCCACGATAACTCTGTAATAATATCGTGTAATCATTACCACTATATGTTGCACTTGTATCCACGTTGCCTGCAAATCCATTCACTCGCACCCACATCACTAAACTGAATGCACCAGCATCTGTGAGTTTTGAAGCACCCAGCGTGGTCACATAAGCGGCCTTGTCAGCACCGTTGATGACTGAATCTGCTCCTGCTTTGTTATCGTTGAATGCGTAGGCACCAACTGCCGTTGCACCTTTAGCTAATATATCTTTTGCAAAGCCAAGAGGCATATGATCCTCCTATGCGAACGCTTTCGCTATGTTGCCCAAGAAGTTGGTGCCATCGTTGTAGATGGTCACAACATCAATTGCATTGGCTGCTGTGGACAGAGTGGGTGTGCCACCTGCAAATTTTACCGCGGTGCTGGTGTCTGTGCCAAATGTGGCTGTGCGTGATCCCGTGGCATCCTGCACAATGATGATGGTCACTGTCTGGCCACTGCTTAAATTTGTTATAACAAATCCAGTGTTCACTGCCAGGGTGACCTTGTGTATGGGTGCCAAATTGCAATCCACAGTGATGGTGCTGCTGGATGTCAGAGCATTTTGTTTTTCTCTGTATCTCTCAATGGTTCCTAATCTTGATTGATAGGTGTCATCTGCTGAATAGAAAGCATATTTGGTTCCTGCAGTGGATCCAGATCCTATGTAGAATCCATAGTGCGTGGTTTCTAGATTGCTTGTGGTAGATGGTATGTCT